TCATCTGATCTTGGGTTGTTTCTGTTGTTACGCTAGCAACTGTTATCTCCGTTGTTGTTTCTACCTCTACGTTTGTTGAGCTAAAAGAAGTGTCTGATACAGACATACTGCTCATATCTAAAACTTGATTCGTTTGAGCCGTAGATGATGCAAACTGATCTGACATACTAGGAGAGCTACTGGTACTAAAACCAGCGCTAGATGAGTTACTTGCTGCATTTCCAGCTGCAACAGTATTGCCTGTTGCATGTACGGAATTACCAGAGTTAGTACCGCTAACACTTTGAGTTGCGGTTCTTATTGTAGATGAAACAACTTTAAGTGCTATCTCTCTGCTAATTGAGCTTTCACCTTTAACATTCTCTCTTTCTGCAACCTCAAACTCTTCTTCAAAAATGTCTTCTTCTATTACTTCTTCTCTTTCAATACGCTCTTCTTCTATTTCAGCCTCAGCTATACGCTCTTCTATAGCCTCAAAAATTTCTTCAACAACTTCTTCTTCAAAGATTTCTTCTATAAATTCTTCTTCTGGTTCTTCTAGTATTGCAATATCTTCTTCTCTTCTTGTCTCCTCTTCAAACCATTCTTCTAGTTGTTCTATAGTTTCAAGCTCAATAAACCTTTCAGGCTCTGCATAATCTTCAACAAGAAATGTTTCTTGAAATATAAATTCGTCAATTAACAGCTCTTCTATTGGCATAAATACTTCCTCTTCTTGCATAGGAAAGTCTTGTCTTATTTCAAATGGATCTCCGTATTCTTCGCTAGGAAACATCTGTTCAAAAATTATTTCTTCTTCAAACACAAACTCTTGCTCTTCAAATTGTTCTTCAAACACAAACTCTTCAAACATCGGTTCTTGCTCGTAGCCAAACTGCTCTTCTTCTTCGTAACCGTAATCAAATTGATCTTCTTGAAAATAGCCTATATCTTCTTGTTGCGTATAACCAGGGCAGAACGGCCCATACTGAGGATCTAAATCGCATTGCTGATCATCGTATGCGTCCCAATAATAGGGGCAAGACTCATCATAAAGAGAGCTTATATTACATTGTTGGGTTAATAAAGCATCTGCATAACCGCTACAACTACTGTCATTCAAAGGATTGCTACAATCAATACCGTTGCCACTACCTGCGCCATATAATGATCCACCATTTTCTAGATTTTGGTTTTTGTCTGAGCTATTCCAATCATACTTGTAACAACTAGAAGTGTTGGTTGTACCTGTATTACATTCATCATGATAGTAATAAGTGTACGAGTCTTCTTTTTTAGATCCAACCTCTCCTATTAATACATCATGATTGATAATATCTAAAGCACCATAACGAAGATCAAACGAGTTATTGTTCCAGAGTATTATTTCAAAGCTGTTGTCAGATGCGCGATTGTATTCTCGCATATCGTACCAACCAAAAATCATTTTGCTTGAGTCCCCCCAAGACTTCATACGAGAATCGTTGTCTCTTATAAGGTCAGTCCAGAATGGATATATGGTGTAGGTGTGTTGCCCGTTAATAGGATCAGGAGTGTAGTCGCTACAATAGTTGCCACTAGCGCCGAAATGCAGACACCCATTTGTTGCCATCCTTGCTTGGCTAAATGTAGAGCCATAAAAAGTAAAATTAAAAGAAAGATCAATTGTGGGAGAAATACCATCATCTGCTACCTCGTATGCTAACTCGCCCTCAAAGTTGTTAGCGTTGGTTTGCAGGTGGTATAAGTCTTGACCTGATTCATAAGTGTATTGTCCATATACACTAAATGATAGCAGACTAGCTATTGCGTAGCATAGAATTCGTTTCGACATTGTTTAGTGGTTTTAGTCTTTCTTGTATATATAACTTTAACAGCACCAACAACATCTTTGTTTATTTTTTCTCTTTTTGGGTTGGAATCATGTGTACATTTTTTTATAAATAGTTTTTCTTGCTCGTTAACATCTGGTCTTTTAGATGCGTTGTCAGCCCAAGCTTTAGTTGCTTCTTTTCCTATTTTGCCTTTATACGGACAAGGAGTTCCAGCCATTTCCATAGCCTTAAACACTCTTTCATCCTGGCAAAGAATAGATACTGAGGCCACTTTCATACCAGTATCGTAAAGATACTTGGATAGTTTTAACCGTTCGCAGTTTTCATCAGTAACGGTAGCACCTGTAGAGAACCCAAATACCTGTCCCTGGAACGCACCAGAGCGGCCTACAGTACAAAGATCTTGCGAATAGGACATAATGCTAGGGGCTATTGCAGACGCTGGAGGAGCCTTGCTCTTGACGTTTTGGTTAATTGTTTGAGTTGAATTAGATTCGTTAATATTTCGGTTTGTATTGTCAGACTTAGAATTGTTTTCGTTTACGTTTTTGTTGTCTGTTTTGACGTTAGAGTCTGAGGTCGATTGATTAATATTGGTATTTTGATTCGTATTAGCGCTGGTCGAAGTCGAATTATTTGTGTTGTTAACATTCTGATTAACGGTTGAATTGACCGTTGAATTAGAAGTCGAGGTGTTGACGTTGTTATTTGTATTGGTGTTATTCGAGGTCGAGTTATTTACATTCGTATTGGAATTGGTCGAATTGTTTGTATTGTTATTCGTGTTAGTAGAGTTATTGGTGTTAGTCGATACGTTGGTATTAGCATTCGTATTGGTGTTCGTATTAGTATTTTGATTGGTATTGGTGTTCGTATTGGTATTGGTGGTTGTAGTCGTATTGACCGTATCCAAACTATTGTTTTCGCAATACTGAGATCCGTTGACGCAAGCTGTACCAGACTGTTGAGAAGATTGAGCGTTAGCATTTACAGATAGACCAATAACCAAAGTTACTAAAAATCCAATAGCCGACCAGGCTACTATTCTATCGTGATGTTGTTGCTCCTTTTTCATCTGGCTTATAAACTCCTAGTTCAATTAATTTAGCTCTATTATTTAAATGCTCTAATTTAATATCCTGCTTGCTTTGGCCTTTGTATTTAACCGCCATATAGTTTTCAATCATTTGCTGATTAATATCTATTTCGTCTACTATAACTGATGCCAAAACCCTGCCGAATTTACCTTTAGAGTCTTTTAGTTGCGTCTGTAAGATGACGTGCTTGCCATTTGATATGGCGTCTTGTAAAAACTTAGCGGCTAGCTTACCTCTAGCTTTTTCGTCTTTGTCGCGAGTGCGAGACTCGGGCGTGTCAATACCGTATAAACGTACGCGACACTTGTAAATGATATCAAAGCCAAGATCCAAGTCAACGTCAATAGTATCACCATCAACAACTCGAGTGACTTTGCAGCCATACTCGTACATTATTTTTTCTTACGAGGTCGGCCTCTTTTTTTTGGAACTTTTGTATAAGCTTCGTTTACGTCTGGAGTGCTAGGATCGTCAGCAACATATCTGCCTTTTTTATTTCTAGCCCTAACGGTTTCCATCTTTTCTTTAAGAGGATTAGGCAGTTCTGCTGAACTAAGAGGCGTGATAAAAGTAAGAAACTTTTTAAACCAGCTCATTTTATTTCTTAAACTTAGCTGTAACTTTTTTCCAAAGTTCAGGTTTAAATTTTCTTACAGAAAATCCCAAGAGTACTGCAATCATTACTAACGGTATTAATATGTCCATACTAAGCTCCTTTAAAATATGCTGGCAATCCAATCATAGGTCTACCATCATATTTGTTGGTTTTGGCATCTTTGCCACTAGAGTCATTATAATGCAAAAACACTTGTCCGCAATCTTTACCCTTAAATGGTTTTCTCCAATGCTCAAGATCGCAACCTTGATACATTAACATATCGCCTGGTTTTAAATTTACTTCTACACCATCCTTACCTTCTTTGCCTGAAGGTTCTAAGAATATAGGCCAATCATCCCCACCTAAATTCATAGTAGTAGAGATCTCGCAAGAGTATCTGTCTTTATGTCTTTTTAGCTCATCACCTTTTTTATATATTCTTGCGTATGAATAAGTTTCAGAAAGTTTAATTCCTGATTCTTTTTCCATAACAGGCTTAACCTTTTGCAATAAAGTTTCCATTACGATATCGCTATAGTGCGAATAAGTTTCAGGTATTTGTGGATCGTTCCATACCCCAAAGTATTCAGTAAACCCTGATATGTATTTCTCATCAAACAAGTGCCTTGCGACAGCTCGTTTATTTAAAAAGTATTGATAACAAAAGTCTGCTAGTTCTGTTGATATAGCACTTTTAATTACTTGGTATTTATTTTTCTTAAAGCTCATTTTTTTTCCTATTGAATGTTAGCAACCATTATTAATCTTTTTTCATTAAGAGCAGGTGGTTCAACACAATGATTAAATTTACCATCAAAGATAATTGCACCATCTTCTTTAGGGTCTGAGAAAGATTTTTTATTATTTTTATCAAAAACTATCGTTCTTCCATTTTGAAAACTATTCAAATAAACAATAACAACTTTGTGCGGTAGGTTTAAATCAGTATGCGGTACGCTTTCTTTTAAGGCGTTATGTAAAACTAAATTAAGATTCATTCTATAAACAACATCAAAATTTATATTATTAAAATCTAATATTTCTTTTAATATAAAATAACATTTTTCAAAATGATCAGAGTTAGGAATGCTAATAGCTGGTACTTGTATTCCATTGTTTTCGTGTTGTGGACTTCTTAACAGCTCGTGACTAAAAAAATCAATATCTTTATCTTTTGAATTAAAAGTAGTTTTACTTTGATAAAACCAACCCATTTGTTCTGTTAATATAATATTTTTTAACTCTTTGTAATTTTCAGTTACAGGATTTTTTAATTCAGTAATCATTTTTCATTTCTCTCACCATTGCGTAAATAATAAAAATTGTACAAATCAAAGCAATTTCTTGATTTTTATATAAAATCCAAACAAAAATATCTATCATCTAAATGGGTATCCTAAATTCCAACACACTAAGGAGTGTCGTATTCCTTTGGTTACTGGTTTGACTCTATGCCAAACAAAAGAAGGAAAGATAATTACGCTACCTTTCTTTCTAATTTCTTCACATATTCTAGGTTGAGAGCCTTCGTCTGTGTTTCTAAAATCAAACTCTAAATCTCCGCCTTCGTATTCATCAGGATCGGTAAGAGATACAGTCATACTAAGTTTTCTTAACTTACCATGTGTATTGGCATTTTCAGGTTGGTTATAAGGTTCTTCGTATGAGTCACAATGCCAATCGTAAAACTGACCTTTTTTGTATTCGGTAAACTGACAAGATTCTGAAAAATCCCAATCAAAATTCCAATCAGCACTAGCGTTTGCTTGATGTATGTAGGGTTGTATTTCTTTGTATATCCATCGGTCATTCATCCAAACAACATCAGACTTGCGTTTCTTTTGGATGTTTTTGAGTTCTAGCTTGGTGAGATTATCTTTATTAGCGTTGCCTGTAAGAGCCATTTGTTTATCTTGCTCTTTGCCATATCTAATAATTTCATCACATATTCTTTCAGGAATAACCGATTGGAAGTACCAATAATAATATTTTAGATTCATCTTCTCTCCCTTGAGAGATTAGTATAGCTAAATGCTAGCTATAAAGATACTTAGGACCAGTCACCTGCTTTGACTTGTCTATATACTTGTCTTAAATCCCAACAGCTTGATGCAGAAAATGAGCCTGTTGGATTACTAATAATAACGACACCCGAACCACCTACTCCGCCATTTTGGTAACTACCGCCATCACCATATGCAGCACCACCTGCTCCACCACCAGTATTAGCTGTTCCGTTTCCACCAACAGCAGTTGTGTTTCCAGCTGCAGCATCTCCGCCACCACCTGCTCCACCTGAACCAGTAGGACCGAAACCTGGAGTTGAGTTAGGAGAAACCACTGTTCCGCCTCCGCCTCCACCTGCGTATGTAACAGAAGAACCAGAAATAGATGAAGCTGTTCCTGCTCCGCCATTAGCACCTACAGTTGGTGTTCCATTACCACCTACTGCTCCTGCACCTCCACCGCCACCTGAACCAAAAAAAGGATAGCCAGGATTTCCCTGATTAGCAGAACCACCATTATTTCCTTGAGATGGACTTACTGAGGGTGTGTTTCCAGTTCCAGCAACACCTGATAGTGGACCTGCTCCGCCACCTGAACCGCCATCTTTGTCTGAACCTATAGGATTTGATGCTGCACCTCCACCTCCACCGCCAGATGTTACTGAGTTGAATGAAGAATCAGAGCCTTTATTACCTGCTCCGTAACCACCATTTGGACCTGATATTACATAATGTTGTCCACCAGCTCCTCCAGCTCCCACTGTTATTGGGTAAGAAGAACCACCTGAGACTGGGTTGCTTGTAGTTGTTCTAAAGCCACCTGCTCCACCACCTGCTCCACCAGTAGAACCACCCCCACCGCCACCTGCTACAATTAGATAGTCAACAGAGCTTGTTGCTGGGGGTGCTGTATAAGTACCACTTGCGGTAAATGTGCTAACGAGTGTGCTATAACTTGCTGCTTGTGCTGCTCCGATTAATCTAGGCATTTGTCCATGTCCCTGCTTTCACATTGTCGTAAAGTGCGTTCATGTCCCATATACCTGATGCTTTGTAAGGTCC